GTATTCGATTCAACCCTACTCCAAGAACCAAGCAAGGAAGATAGGTGTAATGATTAAACCCAGCACGAACCCCAAGAAGAAACTGGATGTGTTCGATGATGGGAAGAAAGTTGCTTCCATTGGCGCGATTGGATTTTCTGATTACGGTTCTTATCTCAAAGAACGGGGAAAAGAATATGCTGATGAAAGAAGGAGATTGTATAAAATAAGACATGCAAAAACAATGAATAAGATAGGGAGTCCATCATTCTACTCCGCAAGACTCTTGTGGTGAGTTGGGGTGAGTTGGGGTGAAACTTACCCCTTTTTTATAAACTCCACCTCGGGAATAAACTCATATAGATAGGTTTGTCAAAATGACCCAAATTTCACCCCAATCCTCCATAAGTTCCAATCCTCCACCCTACTCTTTCGGCACCTTCTTCACATACTTTAGTGCAGTGGAGAGTTCATGTCCCATTGCCTCAGCCGTCTTGGTCATATCGGCCAACGCAGGGACATCCTTATACTTATCCGTTAAGAAGATGTGTCTTAACATGCTGGTGCTAATCGGCTTCTCGAAGAACGAATAAAGAAGATGCGTCAACTGTGTCTGGGTAATCTTGTTGGACTGGCTGCTGTTCATGAGGAGCCACTCATGCGGATTCAACTGTGACCAGCGCTTCATAATCTTATGGAGTTTCGCTGGAATATCGAGGGTTTGCTTACCATACTTCTTAGCGGTCTTGTAGGTGTTGAATACAAAGAACGGTTTGCGCTTCTCGGTCTTCATGTAGTTGTCCTTGGTTTCATCGGGACTCTTGAGTTTGAACTGGGTGTAGTCGAGCGAACGGCGTGGCTCGATGAGTAGGAGGCAGGAGAGTAGAACATACAACTGCACCCGCGCGAACTCCTTCTTATCCAGAGTGTCTTTCTTCATAATAGGAACAACCTCTTTCTCCAACGTATGGTATTTGCTCATTACCTCGGAAAGTGGAATATATCCCTCCTTCTGACGCTCAGTCATCTCCTGCTTGTTGATTTGCTGGTCATAATCTTTACAGTCATCCAACATCTGCTTACGGAAGGCCTCCACTACCTTGTCCGCGCCTTTGGCTTTCTCAATAAACACAATCAAAGCAGAAAGTCGAGTCTTCCGGACATTTCCCGCGACGTTTGCGAGATGGTCGATAATTTTCTTATGATGTTCGATGACCTCCTCGGGGGTGTCGAGGGAAAGTCCAGTTTGCTTCGCGAGATTCTTCAGAATGCTGGTGTAAGTGCGTAGAGAACCATCAGACAGATTGGGGCGATTGGCGAGTAGAACTTTATCCATTTCTACTTTATGCCGGAGAGATTAATTTTGGGTTTAATCGCGGATAAAAAGCATCTAAGCAGATAGAAGTATCAATCCACAATGACCGAGCCGAAACAGTATGCGAGTAAATATTATGAGCGAAATAGGGAAGCCAAAATCGCTCAGCAAATGGAATATCACCGCACACACAGGGAGAAGTATCTCGCATACATGCGCGAGTATAACAAGCAGTATTGGTTAAAGAATCGACCACCACCCAAACCAAAGAAAGTGAAGGAATCCAAACCACCTAAAGAACCAAAACCTCCAAAAGTTCCTAAGGAGAAAAAACCACCAAAGGAGAAACTACTAAAGGAGAAACCACCAAAGAAGAATGAGTGGTTTGTTGTTCCAGAGCCAGTGTATCCCATGAAGATGGAGAAGGGAAACTTTACTCTTATTTTTGATTAGAGGGCATTTAACCGCTGCTCCGCCTTTTCAAAGAACGCATCATCTTTCTCAATGCCGATGGCGTTGTGTCCCATGGTGTATGCGGTGAAGACAGAGTTTCCAGAACCAAAGGTGGGGTCAAGAACAGTTCCACCTGCAGGACAGTAACGTTCGATAAGCCATCGATAGAGTCCTTCTGGTTTTAGTGTAGGATGTTTTCCTCTTCCTCTCTCTCTCTTCTCATTAATCTGAATGACACTGACCACACATTTTTTACCATCTTCGATTGTAGGAGATATAGTTCCAGATATAGGACGAAATGCGTTGGATACACCATCAGATAATTTTGTTACATCTTGTTTGAATCGTCGTGTTATTCGACCAGGAGCATCTTCATCGACTCGATGATAAAACGCACCAGACTTGCTAAACACATATATCATTTCATGAGAACGCATGGGCATTTTTCCACTTGTTAGAAACGATACACCTCGTTGCTTATCCCATACCAAATCATAACGAAACTCGGTAGGATTACTGTTGATAAGGTCATTACCAAACTTCGTTGTGCAGAAGTGGATACAGGGCGTATGCTCATTTTTACGAATGCGTTTGACTTCCTTCCAGAAAGTGTCCAGATTAATCTTCACATCCCATGCACATCTAGTTGATGTAGAATTATTTTTCTTTTGATTATTAACCAAACAGCCATACGGCAAGTCACATATAATTAAATCCACACTCTGTGCCGGAAGTTCTTTCATGACCTCCAGACAATCGCCATGATACAAAGTTAGTTCAACCATCTACTCATTCGTTAGGTTTATTAATGGCGTGAAACACGCGTGACACATCTTCTTCTCGATAGTAAGAAGACAGGCATAGTAGTGTATGTGATGGTTCTGCCGCCGCCACTTCGTATATAACTTGGAGAAGTTAGAGAGGTGAGAGAATCCACGTATGACATAGTCGACATCGCAGACTCGGGGGTCAGGTTCGCGAATCCATCGTTCCACTCGAGGGTCGATAATTTTTTCAAACATCTACTTTATGATTAGAAAATAGTGCAGTGCGAAATACCGCGCCGAATAAAAGATGTGCTTTACGCCAAAAATATTTGTGCCGTGTTTTACAGCACCCATCAAAACACCGCAGTGATACAAAATCCAGTGTGTGTGAGGCCAAAGGGGGGTGTCTTTGGCTCTTGACGCAAACTAAAAGTTTGATGCTTTACAATATAAACTGCGAAATATATGTAAAAGTAGCCTGTTTATAGCCTAAAGCATAAGTAAAACCGGTTTTATGATAGGTTTAGGCTATAAACTGGCCACTTTTACATATAAGTTCGTGGTTTATATATAAAAGGGACAAAGTTCGGGTTTATTCGCTAGAAGTTCGGCTCGGTTACTGATGCGTCTATCTTCTTCCCATCAAACTTTTTTTCTATGCGATAATTATAACCATGGAAGTTGGACGCTCATACGCCCCGCTTCCTGCAGTTCTTGCCCCTGCTCCAGCACAAGAGGAGAAAGAAGAGAAAGAAGAAGTTCCGAAGAGCAAGATTCTCGTTGTTCATTCCAAAGATGTATCCTCCGAGGAATACTCGCTGTTCAAGTTCCACGGTCGTTACTTGAAGTGGGATGACCGTTTCATGAACCTTGACTTTGCGAAATTGCCTCCGCATGATTATCTCTTTGTAGATATGAGAGACAAGAATGCTCGGTATGCCCTTGGTTCGGTCAATTACATGGAGTATAGCGTTGTATGCTATGTCCCGTGGTTCCACAAGGGGGAGAAGTTCATTGACCAACTATCTGCTATTGCAACAACTAAATTCCCTCTCCGTGCGGTTAGTAAAGAAGATTTTGACCGGCAGTTACTGAATGAGAAACTACATTCACCATCCCTCGCACGAACTTTTTTCGGGTGGCTCGTTCCATGCTTGTCGGCATAGGGAGGTGGATATGGAACACTCTGTGCGAATACATCAAAGGAATTATTCTAACAGAGATACTTACGGCCTTACAGATTACTCTGCCTCCTATTGTCATTAGCGCCATCATATGGCTCTAGTCAAACACCAACACAAAGTTCCCCTTCTCGATGGTCATCACATTTGAACCCGGAGCCTTGCCCGACTTGGACTTTTTTGTGCGCGGTTTTGGTTTTGGTTTTGGTGCAGGTTGAGGCTCTTCTTTCTGTTCCATATTTATAGAAGCGGAGAATATATATATATACTCTCCGCATGGAAGTAAGTGAAATCATCGGCGCAGTCATTATGTATCTGTATATCCTCTATTTGATGATACTTATGATTTAAAACACACCACCACCACGGCGCATTCCTGGAGGCCGTTTTCCACTGCCGCGCAAATATATCTTATTTCAATCTTTATTAACTTTATAAGGAGCACCTGTATAATCCTTACCCGCTATATTTGGACCATAAAATTCACCAGCAACAGCTGGAAGACCTGTTCTATCCAGTGGGTCTTTTTCTTCCCCAGGTAGGTCTGGCTCATCTTCGTTAAATAGTGAAGGTGAAGATGACGATGCGGCCGATGCGGCCTGGGCCGCGCTCGAAACAGGAGCATGGGTCATCACCCAACCGGCCGATGGTTGCGACGCAACTGCACGAGATGAGTTCGCAACGGGTTGCTGGTCAGCAGAAGGAGTTTCTCCTTCGAAGGCCGTCTTTCGCATATAATCATAATTCACACGGCGGTTCGCATACATATCTACGGCAGCGACAAACTTCTTGCTCTGTTGTAGTTGTGGACTAATACCCATTGGATTCGTATCCTGACGAATATCATCCTGTTTGTTCGCATTGTATTGCGCACCACCACCCACTTTAACAGGGTAATCATACATGGGAGCCGTTGAGGCGGGAGCGATGCCGTAAGAATCGGACTTTAGAACAAATGGTTCCGATGCGAACTTCGCACCAACACCCTGGAGCAGACGGAAGTTTCCCATGGGCATTCTCTGTTGTGGTGCCTGGCCACGCATCAACTGCACCGTGTCACCTACCTTTACCTTCACATTCACTACCTGCTGCTGTGCCGCTGCCTTCTTGGACTTGCGCTTCTTACCACCACGTTTCATCATCTCAGGGCTACAGGAGCGACTCATCATACTACGTGTTTAGATTATTCTTTACAACGATACTCGATAGGGTCGAATCGTCGATAATACCGGATAGGTTGCGAATACATATTGATGTGAAGGAAGGAATAGGGTTCAGCCGTTCCGAACTCATAAAGTTTCATTAACTTGTGTTCGTCTGTTCCTATCTCCTTGATGAATGAGTCGAGTTCGGCTTTGTTCTCGGTGTGAAAGAAGGAGATACAGTCCAAGTTGGAACGGATTAAGGTAGGCAAGTAAGTGTTCCATTTCTGAAGAAGATATATATTAGTCAAGAGCATGTGACGGTTCTGTGTCGCCAGTTTGGTAATGAGATTCGCCTGTTTGGACTTAATCATGTGGATACAGTCATCGTAGATAATACAGTAGTTCGGTTTGCCCTTCTTGTTCTTCTTCTTATGACGCTCCGTATAGGCCTCCGTCTTAGCAATAATATCCTCTAAGACTTCGTTGTTGAGGGTGTCGTAGTATTGGTCGCCGATGTCGTCGATGAGGGGGCGCATCTTATCGTCATTGGGTGCAGTCGGACTAATAACAAAGATAAGGTCAAAATGTTTATACCAAGGGGATTCCTTCTTCATCATAAGATTTAAAAGGAGAGTTGTTTTACCACCACCCTTACGTGCGATAAGAGCATAGTTACACGGCTTCATCGGTAGGGGAGATTTTGTGTCGGAGCATTTTTGGTTGTCGAACGGCGCGAGGGCTTTCGTCAAGTCGCTGGAATGAACTTCCATCTTTATACAGTATGCGATTAAAAACCTGCTTCCGTCCAGAACCCACCGCGTCCTCTTACACGGCGCTGACCTCCCATAATCTGTCCACCTCTCTTCGCCACTGCTTCTTCGATGATATTCGTTGTATTACGTGCGGTATTAGTGAGCTGCACTCCCAGCCACTTACTCAGATTCGGCATCTCCTCGATAAGCGTCTTCAAATCCTGCTTAATCCATTCTCGACCCTCCGCATCCAAAAAGCCACTGGCCTGGGCGAGTTCCATCACAAACGTTTGACAGTTGGAATTAAGAAAATCGTAAGTATAGAATGCTTTACCCATCTTCTTGCGTCCATTCTCCAGCAACTCCGCAATCGTTATTTGCCCTTCCTTGTCGCCCATATCCAAATCATAGGTTTCGGCTTTTCCTCCTTGTGAAGCATATCCAGGTTCTTCCCGAGC